GGAAAAAAAAAAGCAGATTCTATACTATGCACAGATGCGCGCGCTCTCTCCTCTCTGACGCATTCCATGTCTCGTCTCTCTGTCACAGCGTGAACTGGAATTCAGAAAAAAAAAAAAAAGAATGGCCCCTAAACGGACACGAGCTACGATGAGACGGACGTCCGCGCGAAACGCCGCGGCCTTACGATTCAGGACACACGTTCGGATCTACGCCTGGTTGACTCTAGGTCGCGGTTCGCCCCGTAAGATCTACGGATACGCTTTCAGACACAGAGGACAGAGGGCACCCCTGCCGTGGCCTCCATCGTGGATCCTGGAACATCATCACGATCCCTACAGAGATGCCAGAGCGCAGACCGTCTGGGGCAATCGATGGGGATGGCCCCCGACTCACGTCATACCCACGTCGGTCAAGGACTGCGGTGAGTCGTTACTTGTAGACTTTCGGTTATATGTTTTTGTGTGTTTTTTTTTGTGACACTTTTGGGTTCTGCACGCATTTCTGTTTTTTTTTT